TTTAACAATTGTCATACTTTTATTTACCATTACAATAAAATTAGATAAAATCTATCGTCAAACAGTTAGTAATTCAAAATTAATTATGTTGACTGAAGAAAAGGTAAAAAATTATCCTTTACCTAAAGAATATAAATTTAAAATGATGAAAGGAAAATAGATGAATAAATCAGAAATGCAAAGATTAATAAAAATTGAAGATGGAATTTATGAAATAGCAAAAGAAGACGGTCTTGATTTTTGTGATATTGAATTTGATATTATTCCAGACCAAAAAATGCTGGAGATAATGAGTTATAGAATACCAGGAAATGTTAGTAACTGGAAGTATGGGCGTGATTATGAAAGACTAAGAACTTTTCAAGAGAAAGTAAGATATTCACTTCCATATGAAGTAGTTATTAACTCAAATCCATCAAGGGCTTATTTGATGAAAGATAATACTTTTGCTCTTCAAGCTTTAGTAATAGCACATGTTGTTGGACACGTTGCCTTCTTTACTATGAATAAACATTTTCAACGAACTAAAAGAGAAATTATTAATTATCTATCACAAGCATCAAAAAGATTTAATAAGTATGAAAGACTATATGGTATTGATGAAGTTGAAAAAATAATTGATGCTGGTCACGCTATTCAATTTCATTGTAATCCTTATGATATAGAAACAGAAGATGAAAAAAGAGAAAGAATATTTGAGCAAATGAAAGTGAAAAAACATGTTAAATCATCTGCTGAGTTTGCTGATTTAACATCAGTTAATGATTATGATAGCAATAAAGAAGAAGATATTGCACTTCAGAATCAAAAAATTTGGAGAAAATTAAAACTTAAAACTCCAGTTGAACCAACAGAAGATTTGTTAAGATATATTATTGATAAGTCAATATGTCTTGATGATTGGCAAAAAGATATATTAGAAGTTCTTAGACAAGAAGGAGAATATTTTTGGCCTAACATGAGAACACCATATATGAATGAAGGCTTTGCCACACTCACACATGAAAGAATTATGAAGAAATTATTTAAAGAAGACCTTTTAACCATGTCAGAACACGCACAATATAATTATGCTAATTCTCTTGTTAAAGCAATGAATCCAAAATCTATGAATCCATATTTGGTTGGTTCTAAAATATGGGAAGATGTTATTGATAGATGGGATAAAGGCAGACATGGATTGGAATATGAAAATTGTGACAACCAAAAAGATAAAGACGAGTGGGATGATAAATCAATGAAGGGTCGAGAAAAAATGTTTGAAATAACAAGAAGTCATACTGATTGGTTTTTCATGCAAAACTTCTTAACACCTGAATTAATAGACGACCTTCAACTTTATGTATATGTTAAACAAGAAACTCCATATACTGAAGATTGGGTTATAACAAAACAAGAATCTAAAAAAATTGCTAAAATGATAATAATGAGTTTCGCTCATAGCAATATACCAAGTATAGAAATCGTTAATGGTAATTTCAAAGACAAAGGATTTTTATTCTTAAAGCATAACTGGTCTGGTGTTGGACTTGACCAAAAATATTGTACTGAAACACTAAAGCATATATATAATATATGGGGTAGTTCAATATTTATTAAAACAAAAGTAAATAATAAAGATATAGTATATGAATTAAAAAAGAAGGAGAAGAAATAAGAAAGTAGGTTGCCATAACTGAAAATAACTTATAGTCAATAAAAAATAAAAAACCCTGTTGTTTTACATAAATAATAAACAACAGGGTTTTTTTATGCCCTGTGAAAATAATCTTAAAATATAATGAGGTATTAAATTGGCTATAAGATATGACGACAAATATGTAAAAAGACCACAAACAGAACTTGAGTATACACCAGATCAAATATTAGAACTTGAAAAGTGTTCTAAAAGTATAAATTACTTTCAAAAATATATTAAAATAATTCATCCAGATAAAGGTGAAATACCTTTTAAACCATATGATTATCAAACAGAATTAATCAATAAATTTAAAAAATATCGGTATAATGTAGTACTTGCGTCCAGACAATCAGGGAAAACAACTGTTGTATCTGTATACGTATTATGGTATTCTATCTTTCACCCAGATAAAACAATTGGTATTGTATCTAATAAAGAATCTAGCGCTAAAATGATTCTTTCAAGATTGAAAAAAATGTACGAGTGTTTACCAGTTTGGTTAAAACCAGGTGTTACAGAATATAGTAAAACTTTCTTAACATTTGATAATGGAACTAGAATTGTTATTTCAGCTACTTCAGCAGACGCTTTTCGTGGTGAAACAGTTAATGTATTAGTAGCAGACGAATTTGCATTTGTACCAGGTCACCAAGCTGAAGAATTTTGGGCATCCAACTATCCAACAATTTCTGCATCAAAAGAAGCAAAAATTATTATCATCAGCACACCTTGTGGTCTTTTCAATATATTCCATAGAATATACTCTCAATCAAAAAGTAAAATGAATACATTTGTTAATACTAAAATATCTTGGCAACAAGTACCTGGTAGAGATAAAGAATGGGCTGATGAGCAAATTAAAAACTTAGGTCAACAAAAATTTGATCAAGAGTTTGCTGTAAAATTTATTGGTTCAACAAACACAGTTATTAATTCTGAAACAATAAAAGTATTAATGACGTCTTGGAAAGAACCAGAATTTAGAGATTTAAAAGATAGATTACAAATATGGGAAAAACCAGAAGAAGGATCCTCATATATTGTAAGTGCTGACCCCGCAAAAGGAACTGGTCAAAACTGGTCAACAATACAAATTTTAAAATTAGAAAGTGTTAATCCTGTTAAAATAGAACAGGTTGCAGTGTTTAGAGATAATCTTACAGATGTTTATGAATTTACAGATATACTAAGTAAAATGTCATACTATTATAATAATGCACATATAATGTGTGAAAATAATGGTGAAGGTTCTGCTGTAGTCCAAAGATTATGGTGGGATTTAGAAAACCCAAATCTTGTAAATTCAGGTGCCAAAACAGCTAGCTTAGGAGTAAGAGCAAGTACAAAAACAAAACCTAAAGCTGTTTTACTTATGAAAAAACTAATAGAAGATGGTAGTGTTAAAATTGTTGATAGAGAAACAATTGAGGAACTTGGTTCTTATATTGAAGAAGGTACCAAATTTTTTGGAAAAGATAAAGCTGATGACTTAGTGTCCGCTTTATACTGGGGACTTTATATATTAGAAATGAATATATTGGATGAAGGCTATGGATTCATTAATAAGAAAAACGACGATGACACTTGGGGAATACTATCTGATGTTGAAGATACAGTAGAAGACTGGAGTTGGTTAACAAATAGTGGTGTTTTTGAATAAATAAATAAATATAAATATGAGTAAATTATAGGAAGGAAAATATGACAAAATCAGATTTAGCTGAAAAAATAAAAAGACGTTTAGGTGCACCAATGATTAAAGTGGAGTTGGATCCTACAAACTTATATGATGCTATTGATACAGCACGTAATAAATTTATTAAGTGGGCTGTTGGACAAGCAACACAAGAAACATTTATTACTATACTATTATCTGCTGGTCAATATGTATATGACTTACCAATAGGTGTAACAGAAGTAGTAAGCTATGAAGATAGACAAGGAACATATGGTGATATAAATACTTTATTCACTATTGATAATTTTTTATACAATCAAGGCGCATTTGATATGCTATTAAATACTACTGGTGATAATTATTCTATGATTTCATACCATATTGCTAGAGATTTTTTAGAAACTGTACAACGATATACTCCTTCTGTATATAATTATAAATATCATAGATACACAAATCAAATTGAAGTACATCCTGCTCCACCTTCAGGTTCATCTTTATATGTTATAAACGATGACGGTACTACAGTAACAGTTGATTCTCCAGGTTGGATATTACTTAGAACATTTATGATTGAAGGTAGCTCATTAGAAAATTGGGAAACAGGTGATACTGATAATAATTTCTATGAGTCCGATTGGATATTTGACTATGCTCTTGCTGAAAGTAAAATTATGCTTGGTAGAATTAGAAGTAAATTTGCGCAGTTTGCTTCTATTGGAAACACAGGTATATCATTAGATGGAGATGCGCTACTACAAGAAGGAATAACAGAAAAACAAGAATTGAAAGAAACACTAATGCTTGAAGAAGGATTTGAGGGATACGGAATAACAATAGGATAAGGAGTAATAATGGAAGATAATAAAATTTTAGAAGCATATGAAAAAATGATTAAAGATAACAATCAAAAGCTTGATGAACATAATAAAAAAATTAATGAAGGTAAAATTAAAAATTTTATAGGAAAAATAAAAGTTGATTTTCTTGCTAATCTTTGGGTAACTGGGGTATTTAAAATGGCTGATATAATGGCTAAAGATTGGAAAGATTTTGAAGACAAAGAAAATACTATAAATATGATGAAAGAAAAATTAGAAAAAGCAGGTATAAAAGACCCACTTTTAGGTAAAATAATGAAAAGAGTAGAACTAAAATGGAAATAATATTATGAGATTTAAAAAATACATTAATGAGGCACCTATACAAACTAAAGGGTGGGATGATAATTCTATTGAAAAATTTGAAAAAACAATTGGTGTAAAAGCGGATGCTAAAGGATTTTTTGATGCTTGTGTTTTACGTATGAAAGACAAAGAAGGATTTGATAAAGAAAAAGCTGAAGGTTTTTGTGCATCTATTAAAGATAAAAAATATGATAGTACACATTGGCGTGGAAAAGATAAACCAAAAGCACAAGCAAAAAAAGATACTAAAGAACATCCATATAAAAAAGGAGATTAAATATGTCAATAATGAGCGCTTATGAAAAATTACAAAAAGAAGGAAAACTTAATAAACCTATTCGTATTCAACAACCAACACCTGATAACCCACATGGTGGTATGTCTGGTGATGGAGATTATAATGTTCAAAGTATTATGAATGAAAAAGTTAAAAAACAAAACAAAACACAACCAGATTTAAATGAATTAAATGCTCTTAAAGATAGGGTAAAGTTTTTAGAAGATTCATTAAAAATTATTATGGACCAACATATGAAGTTAATGAGAAAATAATATGATAGGGATGTTTAAGCGAAGATATAGAAAAATTCAAACTATAAATGTATTAATAATAGATAATTTTACACTATCAGTAGAATCTATATTATCCTTACCATTTATTTCTACTTGGAAAACAGATAATGAGGGAACTAGTAACGATAATCAAATTACTCTTCCACTTGTAAATGATGATAGTAGCGATTTTGATTTTACAGTATATTGGGGTGATGGTGAAAGCAATAATATTACTACTTGGAATGATGTAAATAAAACTCATACTTATACTGTATCTGGGGCTGGTACATATGATGTTACTATTACTGGAACTTGTACAGGATGGAGTTTTGATAACGTTGGAGACAAAGAAAAAATTACAAATATTTCTAACTTTGGGATACTAAATGTTGGAAACACCGACTCGTATTTTTATGGTTGTAAAAATTTAACTATAACTGCTGTTGATTTATTTGATACTACTAATACTACAAATATGGATGGGATGTTTACTTGGTGTTCTAATTTTAACCAAGATATAAATGATTGGGATGTATCAAATGTAACAAATATGCATTTTATGTTCAATATAGCAAATACCTTTAACCAACCACTAAATAATTGGGATGTTTCAAATGTAACAGATATGATTATGATGTTCCGTTTTACAGCTTTTAACCAAGACATAAGCATGTGGGATGTTTCAAATGTTGAAACTATGAGTGGTATGTTTAGTAATGTAGAAGCTTTTGACCAACCACTTAGTAGTTGGGATACTTCAAGTGTAACAAATATGAGTCAAATGTTTTATTATGCAACAACTTTTAACCAACCACTTAGTGGATGGGATGTTTCAAATGTAGAAGATATGAATTGGTTATTTAATAATGCAAATGCTTTTGACCAAGACATAAGTAGTTGGAATGTTTCAAATGTTAAATATATGAGTTCTATGTTCTCTAATGCAAATGCTTTTGACCAAGATATAAGTAGTTGGGTTACTTCGGCCGCTACAAATATGGATGGAATGTTTGGTTTTGCAACAGCTTTTGACCAAGACATAAGTAGTTGGGATGTTTCAAATGTAACAGATATGCATTATATGTTAAATAGTGCACTAGTTTTTGACCAAGACATAAGCATCTGGGATGTTTCAAATGTTGAAAATATGTATGGTATGTTTAGTAATGCAGATGCTTTTAACCAAAATATAAATATTTGGGATGTATCAAGTGTAACAGATATGCATTATATGTTCGGTAGTACAGCAACTTTTAATCAACCATTAAGTGGATGGGATGTTTCAAGTGTAGAAGATATGAATTATATGTTTTATAGAGCGGAGAAGTTTAACCAAAATATAAATAGTTGGGATGTTTCAAATGTAACAGATATGAATTATATGTTCAGTAATACATTTGTCTTTAACCAACCACTTAGTGGATGGGATGTTTCAAATGTAGAAGATATGAGTTTTATGTTTAATAATGCACTATTTTTTGACCAAGACATAAGTAGTTGGGTTACTTCAGCAGCTACAGATATGAGTAGTATGTTCACCAATGCCCCAACTTTTAACCAACCACTTAGTGGATGGGATGTTTCAAATGTATTAAATATGGCTCAAATGTTCAATAATGCAAATGCTTTTGACCAAGATATAAATAGTTGGGATGTTTCAAGTGTAACAACTATGAATTATATGTTTAGTTTTACAGATACTTTTAACCAACCACTTAGTGGATGGAATGTTTCAAATGTAGAAGATATGAATAATATGTTCTCTGGTGCAATAGTTTTTAATCAACCACTAAGTGGATGGAATGTTTCAAATGTAACAGATATGAATAATATGTTTGCTGACGCAGAAGCTTTTGACCAAGACATAAGTAGTTGGGTTACTTCAGCAGCTACAGATATG